TATATTTTTAGCTCGTTTCATGTAGCCTAATGCCATAGCTCTCCTTAACGCTCTTCCAGTAGGTGCCCCTGCGGATATTAAAGCTTCAAAAGTAAGGTCTGGTGTCATTGACATTACCTTGATTACCTTGTCTAAATCTTCAATTTCATTCTTTTTTAGGTCAACGGCAGTATCTACTGTGAGGTATTCCATGATACTATCTTTCGTTGGCAATCCGACAGCTTTACCTCCCCCACTCGTGTCTGGATCAGGAAGGCCACTTTTAATGCTATTA